ATGTTCAGTAATGAAGATCTGAAATGCCTGGATCCGGAGTATTTCTCCATCATTACCACGGATGCCTATGATGTGACGGTCATGTCCAGGAATACCGGGCATTACTGGTATCTGCATAATCCGGAGTATCCGGAGCAGGGGACGGTGATCATCTTCCACAAGCATAAGGCTTCCCATCCGTATCACCAGCACGGCAGAGCGAATACTCTGCGGCAGGCGGTGCGGAGCATCCGGGGGCATGATCGGTGGCAGATGAATGGGAGAAAATGGTGATTCCATAGAAATATTTGTTGAAAAAATGAGGGAATGTGATATAATGGGGACGGTATAAAGTTTCGCAAAAGAAAGAAGGGATTGACCCGTGAATGAATTAGAAAATTTACTTACAGTTCAGGAAGTGGCTGATAGGCTAAAAGTTACACCTCAATACGCAAGAAAACTCATAAGTGAAGAAAAATTACAAGCGACACGAATCGGAAAGCAATGGGTTGTTAAGCCGGAAGATTTGGATAAATATATAAAAGAGTATGATGTATTAATTGAGCCCGATGATCATGAAAGATTAACTGAAGATGTACCGGATATTGTTGCATTAAGTTTTTTTTCAGGGGCAATGGGATTGGATATCGGCATGAGTAATGGCGGTATACATGCGCTTTTAGCGTGTGAATTTAATAAATATGCCAGGATGACCATTGCGCAGAATGAGCCAGATATGGCTCTGATTGGAGACATAAATAATTATGATGCGGAAGAAATATTAAGAATGGCGAAAATACCTGAGGGAAGGAAGGTGGATGTAATCTTTGGGGGACCACCTTGCCAGGCATTCAGTACTGCGGGAGCAAGAAGAGCATTAGATGATGAACGTGGTAATGTCTTTTTAAGGTATATTGAAATTGTTGAAAAGATTAAGCCGACATATGTAGTTATTGAAAATGTGAGAGGTTTATTATCTGCACCATACCCTTATAAGGATATTACAGAACCTATAAAGGGAGGTGCCTTGTGTGTCATCCTTGATCGTTTGAAGGCGGCTGGATATACGATTTCATTTGATTTATACAATGCAGCCAATTTTGGGGCTCCTCAAATTCGGGAACGCGTAGTGATGATTGGGAAATTAGGAGACGAAAAAGTTCCTTATTTATCTCCGACTCATTCAGAGAACAGTCAGTTTAATCTTAGGTCATGGAGAACATTGGATGAAGCACTGAAAGATATGGAGGAATCTGAACAACATTATATTGAGTTCCCTGAACAGCGCTTAAAATTTTATAGAATGTTGAAAGAAGGACAGTATTGGAAAGATCTCCCAGAAGATGCACAGAAGGAAGCAATGGGCGAAAAACTAAAACTGGGAGGCGGTAAAACAGGATTTTATAGAAGGCTGAACTTTAAGAGACCTTCACCTACATTAGTTACGAATCCGACCATGCCGGCTACAGATCTTTGTCATCCAACGAAAGACAGACCTCTTAGTGTAGAAGAATATAGTCGTATACAAGAGTTTCCGGAAGACTGGAAAATATGTGGCCCAATTTTGGAACAGTACAAGCAGATTGGAAACGCGGTACCTGTTAAACTGGGAGAGGCAATAGCCAGAACGATTATTGCTGACATGAATGGGGAAAAACTGCCAGAAATAAAAGGATTTCCATTCTCCAGATATAAAAATACAAGTGATATAACCTGGCGTATGGATATGGATAAGGCATTAAAAAAGGCAAGGACAGAAAAAGAATCTGAGGAAAACAGGCAGCTGACATTATTTGATCAGCAACTTGCCGTATCTTGGTAATACCATATGCCAAGCTTCCCTTTAGTGGGAATCGGTGATATTGGTGTGATATCTTTTAGAATCCAGGCATAGCGTCCGGGAGTATAATCGCCACATAAGAAATTGGTATAATCACCCTCTTTGATTGTTTTTGCAAATTGCTCATCGATGAGTATGCAATCAGAGAGGGTGCATTTTACAAATATACTTCCATAATGGAGTGAACCGGAGAGCATATTGGATAGATGCTTTATTCTGAGGTCGTTAAGCGGAATTTTGGTCATTCCAGCATGAATATATAATTCTCCAAATTGGTTGCAAGCCCAACTGCGAGTTTCTATTGTTTTTATTCCTTCGCCGATTAGGCTTGCCCACGGTTCTTGTAATGTTATAACACGCTTCATTTTTCTGTAATAATCTCAGGGTTTTTGATAACGGCATTTATGACAAAATCAACAAATGCGTCTTCCGTCATATTGCAGTCAGGTAATTGAGATCCTTTCTTTTGGGATGCTTTGATTATTTTGTTGAGTTTTTCCCACTTGTAGTCAGGGGAAAGAACTCCATTCTGGTTTGACGTACCGAGGCGATACCATTTTTTGATAGTAGTTCCTTTTCGCACACTGCTACTTGAACTGTTTTCGGAGTTACTTTTATTCTTAATCTGCAATAGGATTTTTCCGGATGAATTGCAGAAGTCTATTGATTTTAATGTGTTTCCTGCGCACCAGATCCATCCATAATCTTTGATACAGGAGGATATATATTCTTCAAGAAGATTCCCCAAGACATTTTCTGCGGACATGAAAATGATGTGAGCAAGCTCTTTATTATTAGCAGTATCATCGCTTAGACCTTGTATTTGCTGAACCATCTTTTTGACAACAGGGTCAGAACAAGATGATTTTGGAGAGGCTATTCTATTGCTTGGTAATGTAGCCATAGCATTACAGTATGATAGTATCCATCTATGCAAATAAGACGATACGAGCGCATCATCAGGTGTACCTTTATCAATATTGATGGATGGAAAAAGCTTTTTGTTTTTACATGCAACTTCAAATATGCAATCGAGATTGGAAAAATCAAAGCGTGGATAATCTCCGGTTGTAGATGAAATGGATGTTTTTTCAGAAGAATAAGCACTTCGCAAATCTGCGTCATGTATCTTGATACGTTTTTGTGTTCCTATAGAAAACTTGGCCATTTTTCAATCTCCTTTATTATCAGTGTCGTAACCGCTGTATTGTATCTTTTGTTTCTTTCCCGACCTCTCTTGCAATGTCAAGCAATTCTTCATAACAACCTTCACCGCCGATTGTATCCCACATTTCTTTACCAATAAGAACAACAGGATCATTGTGGAAGTCGAATATACCCATCGGAGGATTAAAAGCATAATCCTGTTTGCGTTCTCCAAATGGATTGTAGGGGAGTCCAAAATAAGCATGACAGTTCGGCTGTGCAATGGAGAGATGTAGGCAGTCCTCTTTGGCTACAGCAGTCTGATCAATATTAGGCTTAACGGTTTTTAGACTTATGTAATTATCGACTCCGTCCTTTCTCCACCACATATCAGAAATAACACGAATACTAGTTGTAGAGCCTGTTGGACGAGCAGATTTAATTTGGCTAAGTGCAATGTTCCATGCGTAAGTCATTAGTCGGTTTTTAGCACGGAGCTGCTGCATATGCATGTGGATGGCATCTTCATAAGCGACATCAATCTGAATATAGGTCTCTTTTTGCCTGCAAGCATCCTCAGCACCATTTGATAAGGCAACAAGTCGTGCTAGTTCTTCAATGACACGCTGACCAAAAGATGTACTAAACGATCTTTCAAAGGCACTCCAAAAAATAACATCCTCAGATAAAAGCGCTGTATGAAAAGGGCGGTATGTTTGTTCGTTGTGGGTAACACGTTCGATAGTACCATTTACGCAGTTTCTGAATTCATCCGCAATTAGTTTCCTATATTTTGCATCCATAGGGTTTCTCCTTTATTTTTAATATTCTTATTACATCACAGTTTCCATCATCATATCAAAATGCTGTTTCTGATCAAGAGCGATGAAGATACACTTGAATGTTTCTCGCATCTGCTCTATATCTTCAGAACCATCAACATAGGTGAATCCATCATTGAATCCGACTTGATCAGATCCGACATAATGGAGCAGTGCGTTGACTGCATGAAGCATATCATTATTCTTCGTGCCGTCAGGATTATCCTTAAGGAAGACTTCTTCTTTTTTCAATATCCGATCTGTAAGGCTTTGTCCGTCAAAACCACTTATCTGAATGAAATAGTATTCCAAAATCTGCTTTATTATCCTGCGAAGGACAACGGGGGATTCAGCTGCCTTATATTCTTTCCAAAGCGAAGAATATGCATTATGCACCGGCGTATAGTTATGCTCGATTGCAGGTTCTTCTGAATGAGGATCCTTTCGCGTGCAGCAAGTGATAGTGGACACATTATTCTTCTTATCAATCAGATAGAAGTTCACGCAGTGGAAGTATCGAATCTTGTCATAGGATACTTCCTTATGGAAGAAGGCATTATGTGTAAGAATGAAAATCTGTTTGATAAACGTGTCATCATCTTTCTTCTTTTCTGGTTTGCCGTTATTGAAGCATATTCCAATCAATTCTCTGACAAGGGAGCTGACGATGAAAAGAGAACTGCTGTCCATGCTGGATACGGGATCGTCTATTACAACGATACGGTCTTTTATGGCTTCATCTGGTGTTTCTCTGCCGAGCACTTTATGATAAAAATACAGGAACGCAATGAAGTTCCTTTCGCCTTCGCTCAGGTTACGGGCGGGGGACCCATCGTCGCGGAGTATTTCATATTTGTTGACGGCACCTTCCTTCTTGTGAAGTGTAAACCCCTGGAAGCCGGACAACTGTAATTTCTTGTTGATGCTTTCCATCGTATCATCGATGTTGACAATCTGGCGACGGAGAGCTGTGATATCAGTGTTGAGAGTATCGGAATCACTGTTCAGCTGAGTGATTTCATCTTTCAGCTTCTTAGTGGATTCTTCCACGTTCTTAAGGCTTTCACGATAGCTTGCAATTTCTCCTTTTACAAGAAATGCCATATGCTGCCATACTCTCGTGATGCAATCTTCCTGGCTGTCCTGTTTTGCGGCGATGATATCGTTGCTGGCTTTGATGGTCGTGTTAAAGTCAGTGATTATATCGTTGATTTCGGAAAGCAAAGTATCTATATCTTCCAGAGTTACAACGGTAGCAGGAGCGGCCATTTTATCGGAAAGGGTTTTCTTGTTGAGATTTATGTTGGCGGTTACTGCTTCCAGTTTGGCATCATACTCTTCAAAAGACAGTCCGGGGAATGTTGTTTCTTTATTTGAATTGAGCGTGTCAATAATAGCATCGACGGCTGACTCGTATGCCGTTTTGAATCTGCTCAGTTTGGTTTTCTTTTCTTCGTATGCTTTGTCAAGGCATGATGACACCTGCTCTTCAAAATCATCTGGGAGAGGCTTGCTACAATATGGACATTTCCCGTCTGTTTTGTGAGCAAAGCGATCATGCCCTTGCAGCATCCAGTCCATTGAGCCGATAGTTCTGATAAAATCAGCAAAAGGGGTATCGGCGCTACTCATGATCTCTGTGCCGAGAAGATCATAATTTTCCATATCGGCTAATGAAATCTGGGATACAGATTTCAGAAGAGGGTATGGATCGGTATCTGTGCCGAAGGCAGTATCATATAGAGCCTGAAGGTCTTCAAGCTTATCTTCGTGCGGTTTCTTTTCTGCCAAAAGTTCATCAACAAAACCGGTTTTATTACGGGTTTTCTTCTTCATGGCTTTTGGCATACCGTCACGCGGATCGGATGTCAGTTTCCAACAGGTTTCATCAAGAGAAGAGCGCAGAGCGGCAGGGCGCTTTGAGAGTTCGTCAATAGCGTCTTTTTTCTCCTGAATGGATGCTGCGATATCTCTAAGGGTACCTTCTTTTTCCTTTATTTCAGCTTCCTTTTCGATATTACCTTCATTCATGCTGAAGACACCGGGCATTTCCGGATCATCATCTTCCTTGATATTTCGGTCGATGAAGGGCTTGTCATACACAAGCACCTCATACTGAGAGATGTCCGGAGTAATGTTGCGGCGCTGTTTTATAAACTCTGCTATTGTTGATTTTCCGGCACCATTCTTGCCATAAAAGAAATTTATGAGCGTTGGATTCAGGGGCGGAGCATTATGATATGTTCGCCCTTCAAGCTGAATCGAATGGATGCCGGATTGCATCTTCTCTTCCATGTGAATCACTTCCTATTCTGTTATTTTTCCGTTTCTAACATAATCGTCAACTTCGGACAGTTTGAATTTGTACATCTTTCCGGCTTTGTAATATGGTATCTTTCCTGCTTTAATCCAAGCCCGGATGGTGTCCTTGCTGACGCTTAGGTATGTGGCTACATCTTCAAGATTCACCCATTTTTCAACTGCTTCGATGTTTTCTTCATTTCCCATAGTTCGTACCTTATATCTGAAATCCGAGTTCCTGCAATTCGCTGATTAAATCTACCTTCTTTATGCTCCAGTGTGTTCTGTTAAACTCATTAAAAGCATTATCTCCCCACAGATCAAGATCCATCAAAGCTTCATTGAGTCGCTGTTGTGGAATCAGGTAAAGAAAGTGAGGATATATTTTTATTCCGGCTTTTCTGACTTTGATCTGTCGGATGTATCCGAAAGCTAGGGTCTGATCCTCGTCTGTATGACCATAAGCTGTGTTCTCGTTTGCAAAGAGGGTAGGGAAAGTCTTTATCTTCTCAACGGCCTCATCAGAGAGAGTGGAAAACTCTTCCTTCAGATTATCGTCCATTCCCTCTGTCAGAGCACGTTTCGGGTCAAAGACAAATGGAGTATCCTGCGAGAAATCAAGCCCGTAGCTGACAATAATATTGTAGTATGTTCGATTAAAAGCCATCTGGGACGGCTGTTTTATCTGCTGAAGAATTTTAGGGGCAGAGGCGGGCTGAAGTACAATGTTCACCTGATCTGCCTGATTGATATATGTATTCTTTTCGCCTGTCTGCTGGACGGTCTTTGCGGGTTCAATGCCTTTGGGACTTTGAGCAGAGGGAATAACTTCTAGCTCATCTGCCATTTGTTTTTCTCCTATTTCAGTATTGGCTTCCAGTCATCATTTGAATCAAGGAAAAGCTCAGTAAATTCTCCGGTAGAGAATATATGGATCATGGAATCCATGTGCCACATTATTGGAAGGCTCATAAGTTCTGATAAGTCTGTCCAAAATACCTTTCCTTCATCCGAAGAGTGAAGTTCTCCGGAATATGAATCGGTCTTAAACAGAAAAACGATGTATCGCGTGCCGTCTTCGTTGAACCAGTCTTTTACGCCGCAGAGCTTAGGATTTTTGATTATAAGCCCTGTTTCTTCGTTTATCTCACGAATAACAGAATCTACAATGGGTTCGTTTTCTTCGATATGACCGCCGGGGAAAATGATCCCTTTATAGTCCTTCCCAACTTTCTCTTCGACTAATACTTTTGTGCCATCAAATACCATGCACATATTGGTAAGTATAACTTTGTCAATTCTTTCCATAAGACTCCTATATATTTAGAACATCCACATGATCGATATGAACGTTTTTATCTCCGTTCTGATATACAACCGTCGGATTGTTGAAATACTGATTGACTACTTTTGCATCTGCGGTTTCTTCCTGATCAGGAGCTGTTGCCTTTGGCTGAGGTTCTGCATCATTGAAGGAAGTTGCTTCCTCTGTGCCGGTTTCCGATTCTGTATCTTTCGTTTCAGGTTTGGGAATAATGGAGCATATTACTGTAATGTCATAGTTTACTCCGTTCCCGATAGTTCCTTTGTAAGCCTTTCCATTGCCCGGATACCACGTGTTATATGTGGCGGCTCCATTCAGGTTATATTCTGAACGGTTCATGATTATATAATGCCAGACTCCGAGAAGGAAGTAAGGCAGGTCAAAGCAATCAATGGTTTTGAGTTCATGTCGTGTCACGGGTTTCTTGCAGACATACAAGACAGCATCATCTTCTATATCTGGGTCATGTAGAAGCATATCCAGCAGACAGCGACATAAAGCTTTTCCCTTCCTATCATCTGTCAATTCAGATACAAACTCAAACATCATATGAAGTGCTAAAGAGTGATCACTTCTGACATCTTCATCGAAATCGCGGCGAAGATCATTATCCAAGAATTGGAGATAGTCCCGATACTCCTTGGTACAGTTCTTATAGCCGGTTGTATATGTTTTTAAGCTATCACCGCCTGGATCAAAGTCTTCAAGACGGAAAATAGAAATAAGCCTCCTGAAAGTTTCGCTTTCAGAGAGGCTTTCTTTTTGACCGTTTGTGTAGTCTGTGGGCGTTTTCCGGTTGGCTCTTGCACGTAGAACCTGAGCGAGGAAAGTTCCGCCACAGATATATGGAATTGCATCTTTTGTCATAGATTGCCTCTGATTTTCAAAAATTAACAGGATTAACGCAATTAACGGCGCGTGGATATTGCTATTAACAGCATTAACAATACTCTGGGTTTTAGAGGATGAGATTTGACTCATCAGCCAGAGCAAGTCATATCAAATCCCACTAAATCATTTTACCACTACTGCGTGTATTTTGCAATCAAATACGTAGGGTGGAAACAAATTCATATCGGCCACATGTGCGCAGTGAGGCAGGATACGACATACCACGGAAAAGCAGTTGTGATAAAGGCAACTGACGGAACGTGGGTGTAAGTACCCTTGTTTTCCTGCGCTCTTTTTCAGCCGGTTCCGGGGTACTTCGGTCAAAAGTCTGTACCGGGTATTCTGCTCTCATTGCCTCCAGGCCAGCAAAGGAGGCAATTATGAGAGTCAAGAAAACAAGACAGGATCAGAGAGGTGTGTACCGTTATCCGGTGGATGTTCCGGACGGCAAAGGCGGTTATAGGAGAACCTACAACGTGATCAAGCCGGGAGAGGACGGCGTGACAGAGGTTCTGATCCAGGATCTGCACAGGATGGATGACAACGAAGTTACCAACAATGTAAAGAACGGTCATCCGAAGATGACAGCGGAGCAGAAGGCGGCGAAGAAGGAGTGGGAAGAAGCGCATCCGGGCGAAAAGTACCCGATGGACTGGAACCTTTCCTTAAATTATGAGTTCGACAGGTGCGAAGACGGTGATGTCAGCAAAAGCAGTGTGCTGTCTGGCGCAAGCTATGATCCTTTTGCGGATATGGATGTTCCGGATGAGGTGCTGAAGCTTCGGGAGATCGCGGCGAATAAGATGACGGATCGGCAGAGGCAGGCGTATGAACTGATTGGCCTTGAAGAACGCACGATCACAGAGGCGGCGAAGATCATGGGTGTTAGCATTAAGGTGGCAAAGGTTCATTACGATAAGGCTATCGACTGCATCAGAAAATATTTCTAAAAGATTTTTCGGGGAGGGTAAAAATCCTCCCCTTTTTGTTGCCTGTGACATGTAAGGAAGACGACTTCCTGAAGAAAGAGAGGTGAAGAACCATGGCAATTAAACACAAGATTGTCATCAACGTCTCAGATCCCAACGGACGCAAGGCGAACGTGCTGAGGGGCGCTGACGTGAAGCTTCCGGCAAGGCTCCTTAAGTTCCTGTTCGGAGATTTCACACAGGTGTATCTCTTATCGCCGGGGCAGACGGTGGAATCGGTAGACATCCGCGAAGTTGAGGAAGGAGGCAAAACATGTCAAAGGTAAGCGAGTTAAGTATGGTGCTTCAGGAACTGAAGGAATGCGGCGAAAAGCTGGTGAGTATTTCGGAGGAACTGACTGAGATTTTCTCAGCGTCCGAAGAGAAAGCCCCGGAGAAGAAAAAGGCATCCGCAAAGAAGAAGGAGACTGAAGCAAAAGAGCCGGAACCGGTGAAGGAATACACCTTCACGGAAGTAAGGACACTCCTGGCTGACAAGTCCAGAGCCGGCCATACAGCAGAGGTGAAGAAGATCCTTGCGGCGCACGGTGCGGATAAGCTGTCCGATCTGGACAAGGCTGAGTACGCTGCCGTCATGGCGGAAGCGGAGGTGCTGGAATAATGGGAAAACACGCGTTTTTATCGGCATCATCGAGCCACAGATGGCTTGAATGCCCGCCTTCCGCAAAGTTGTGTTCAGAGCAAGAGGACAGGGCAAGTCCCTACGCTCAGCAGGGTACTGACTGCCATGAACTGTGCGCCTATCTGGTAGAGAAGTCCCTTGGCAGGGATGTAGAGGATCCGACAGAGAACCTTACCTATTACGATCAGGAAATGCAGGACTGCGCTGAAAGCTACCGGGATTATGTGACGGAACAGATCGAGGCGGCAAAACAGCACTGTCCGGATCCGCAGATCCTGATCGAGCAGAGGCTGGATTTTTCCAGATGGGTTGAGAATGGCTTCGGCACCGGAGACTGCGTGATCGTTGCGGATGAGGTTCTGCAGATCATCGATTACAAGCATGGCCTGGGCGTCCTGGTATCCGCGGAGAAGAATCCGCAGATGATGTGCTACGCATTGGGCGCTCTGGAACTGTTCGATGGCCTGTATGACATCAGGGAGATCAGCATGACGATCTTCCAGCCGCGCAGGGAGAATGTCAGCACATTCACCATGTCGAAGGAAGAACTGCTTGCGTGGGCGGATGAAGTCCTGAAGCCTACGGCGGAGCTGGCATACGAAGGCAAGGGTGAGTTCAAAGCCGGGGATCACTGCCAGTTCTGCAAGGTGAAGGCGACCTGCAGAAAGCGGGCGGAGTACAATCTGGAACTTGCCAGATATGACTTCGAGATGCCGGCGACTCTGGAAGATACCGAGATCGCGGCTATCCTTCCGAGGATCGACAGCCTGACGGCATGGGCGGCGGATCTGAAGGAATACGCCCTACAGCAGGCACTGTCCGGCACACACTATGAAGGATTTAAGGTGGTAGAAGGCAGGTCGAACAGGAAATATAGTGATGAGGCAGCAGTCGCATCCGCAGCGGAAACTGCCGGATACGATCCGTATGAGAAGAAGCTGCTTGGCATCACGGCAATGACGGCCCTCATGGGCAAGAAGAAGTTTGAGGAAGTGCTTGGCTCTTATATCACGAAGCCTCAGGGCAAGCCGGCGCTTGTGCCGGAATCGGATAAGAGGCCGGCAATCAATACAGCATATGAAGATTTCAGTGAAAATTAGGAGGAAAATCATTATGAGTAAGTTTGTTAATCCCACAAAGGTAATCACCGGAGTAAACACCAGATGGAGCTATGTCAACGCATGGGAGCCGAAGTCGATCAACGGCGGAGCGCCTAAGTATTCGGTATCCCTGATCATCCCGAAGTCTGATACCAAGACGATCGAGAAGATCCAGGCTGCCATTCAGGCGGCGTATGAGGAAGGCCAGGGAAAGCTGAAGGGCAACGGCAAGTCTGTACCTGCCCTTTCGGTACTGAAGACTCCGCTCCGTGATGGTGATGCGGAAAGACCGGATGATGAGGCGTATGCGGATTCCTATTTCGTCAACGCCAACAGCGGCACTGCTCCGGGCATCGTGGATGCGGACAGGAATCCGATCATTGACCGTTCCGAGGTGTATTCCGGTGTGTACGGCAGGGCATCCATCAATTTCTATGCTTTTAACAGCAACGGGAATAAGGGTATCGCCTGCGGTCTGAACAACCTTCAGAAGATCCGTGACGGGGAGCCTCTGGGCGGAAAGACCAGGGCGGAGGATGATTTCGCAACTGAGGATGATGACGATTTCCTGTCATGATCAGGGGAAACTATCGGCAAAATTAAGTTTGAGGGCGGTGGCGGAAGCTGCCGCCCGGAAAGGAAAAAATATGGACCAGACAGTATATTCGCAGGTGCTTATCACCTGCACGACAATCAATGTGGTGATCATTATTTCAACGCTTACGATGTGGATCGGGACGAAGATCCATGACCGGCGTGAGAAGAAAAAGAAGGAACAGGAAGACAAGTCAGAGTAATGGGGGCGGGCATCGGCGGCAAAAGCCGGTGCCTGTTTTCAGATTGGAGGACAGATGGAAACGATCAGTATTGATATTGAAACCTATTCCGGGAATGACCTGAATAAGTGCGGCGTGTACAAGTATGTTCAGCATCCGGATTTTGACATATTGCTGTTCGGCTATGCGGTGGATGGCGGAGAAGTCTATGTGGTCGATATGGCAGCAGGGGAAGAAATCCCAGATGAGATCCTGGCGGCGTTATCGGATGAGGATGTGACCAAATGGGCGTTCAACAGCAACTTTGAACGCATCTGCCTGTCGGAATGGTTAAGGAGGAATCATCCGGAGCATTTTTCGTCATACAGCGTGGAGGGGGATTCAGTCGGTGAGTATCTGGATCCAAGGGGATGGAAATGTTCCATGATATGGTCCGCGTATATGGGGCTGCCGCTATCCCTTGCCGGCGTGGGCGCGGTGCTGGGTCTGGAAGAGCAGAAGCTGAAGGAAGGCAAGGAGTTGATCCGGTATTTCTGCGTTCCGTGCAAGCCGACCAAGAGCAATGGGGGAAGGACAAGGAACCTTCCGGAGCATGATCCGGAGAAATGGGAGCTGTTCAAGTTCTATAACCGGAGGGATGTGGAGGTAGAGCAGTCCATACAGAAGAAGCTGCATAACTTTACGGTGCCGGATTTTGTATGGGAAGAGTTCTGGCTGGATCAGGAGATCAATGACAGGGGGATCCTGCTTGATCTGACATTGGTAAAAAATGCGATTGCTCTGGATGAGATATCGAAGGATAAGCTGTCGGATGCCATGAAGGATCTGACGGAGTTGGAGAATCCGAACAGCGTGGCGCAGATGAAGCAGTGGCTGTCCGATCAGGGAGTTGAGGCGGAATCCTTGGGTAAGAAGGACGTGGCGAAGATGATCGAGGATGAGGATATTGATGAGGATGTCACTGAGGCGTTAAGGCTCCGGCAGCAGCTGGCGAAGTCATCCGTGAAGAAATATCAGGCGATGCAGACTGCGGTATGCAATGACGGCAGGGCAAGGGGTATGTTCCAGTTCTACGGAGCCAACAGGTCAGGCAGATGGGCGGGGCGCATCATACAGCTGCAGAACCTTCCGCAGAACCATATGGAAGACCTAGAACAGGCCAGAGGACTTGTAAGGAACGGGGACTATGAAGCGCTTTCCATGCTTTATGATTCCGTCCCGAATGTACTGTCGGAACTGATCCGGACAGCGTTTGTTGCCGGGAATGGAAATAAGTTCTGTGTGGCGGATTTCTCCGCAATCGAGGCGAGGGTGCTGTCGTGGATTGCCGGGGAGCATTGGAGGACGGAAGTATTTGTGAACAACGGAGATATTTACTGCGCTTCCGCATCCGCGATGTTCGGCGTGCCTGTGGAGAAGCATGGCCAGAACGCGGAACTTAGGCAGAAGGGAAAGATTGCGGAACTGGCGTTGGGATATGGCGGCTCTGTCGGTGCGCTTAAGTCGATGGGTGCTATAGAGATGGGGCTGACCGAAGATGAACTTCAGCCGCTTGTGGATTCCTGGCGGTCGGCGAATCCGAACATTGTGCGCTTCTGGTGGGATGTTGACCGTGCGGTGAAGAAGGCGGTGAAACAGAGGGAACCATCTGAGTTGAAGGGAATCCGCTTTGAATGCCGGAGCGGGATGCTGTTCATTACACTGCCGTCCGGGAGAAGGCTTGCCTATGTGAAGCCGAGGATCGGTGAGAATAAGTTCGGCGGGGAATCCGTCACTTATGAGGGCGTGGGCGGCACGAAGAAATGGGAACGCATCGAGAGTTACGGTCCGAAATTCGTGGAGAATATCGTGCAGGCGATATCCAGGGATATCCTCTGTTACGCCATGAGGACGCTGTCGCACTGCCGGATCTGCGCCCATGTGCATGATGAATTGATCATCGAGATCAGGAAGGATGCTTCCCTTGCGACAATCTGTGAGCAGATGGGCAGGACGCCGCCCTGGGCGGAAGGCCTGGTATTAAGAGCCGATGGTTATGAAACGCAGTTTTATAAAAAAGATTAGAAATTTCCGGGAGAGGGTAAAAATCCTCTCCTTTTCGTTGCCTGTGACTTGAAGGGAATAGGCCCTTCACCAAATTCATTTTAAGGAGGGTAATTCATATGAGTGAGTTACAGGTTTTCAACAATGCGGAATTTGGCTCTGTACGCAGCCTCATGGTCAATGGTGAGCCGTATTTTGTCGGTAAGGATGTAGCCGATATTCTCGGGTACCAAAACGGTAGTCGAGATGTAAACAGGCATGTTGATGAAGAGGATCGTCAGAAGATCATGGTATTTGACGGCAATCAGGACAAGGAAACGATCATCATCAACGAGTCCGGTCTGTACAGCCTGATCCTTTCCAGCAAGCTTCCTTCCGCAAAACGTTTCAAGAGATGGGTGACTTCCGAAGTCCTTCCGGCGATCAGGAAGCATGGCGTATTCGTGATGGATGACATTGTGAATAACACGGACGCCCTGATCGAAGCACTTCAGGCTTTCAAGGCGGAGCGCCTGCAGAGGATGGCGCTGGAGGAAGAGAACGCCGTACAGAAACAGCAGCTTGTGGAGATGAAGCCGAAGGCAAGCTACTACGATGTGGTTCTCAATAGTCCTGATCTGGTTTCCATTACCGAGATTGCGAAGGATTACGGGTGGAGTGCTCAGAAGATGAACGAGTACCTGCATGTCCACGGTATTCAATTCAAGCAGGGCGGCAGGATCTGGATCCTCTATCAGAAGTATGCGGAGATGGGGCTGACAAGCACAAAGACGCATACTTACCCGGATAATAACGGAACCATCCACACGAAGGTGCATACCTATTGGACGCAGAAGGGAAGACTTTTCATCTATGACCTGTTAAAGGGAAAAGGGATCCTTCCCATGATCGAACAGGAGGGATAAAGCGATGGTCAGTATGTATAACAGCGAGGGTTACAAGGATCCTGTGGTATACGAGGCACTGACCAGAGTTGAGGCGGAAGAGCGTGCAGCCAGAGCGGCTGCCGCTTACCGTCCTTTGGTCTATATATGCTCTCCGTATGCAGGGGATATTGAGAAAAACACCTACAGGGCAAGGGCGTTTTCCAGATTTGCGGTGGAGAAGAAATATATTCCGATCGCGCCGCATCTTTTGTGTCCGCAGTACCTGAATGAGGAAACGGAAAGATGGCTGGGGCTGAAGATGGGAATCGTGTTCATGGGAAAGTGTGAAGAGATCTGGGTGTTCGGCGATGTGGTTTCCGAGGGCATGGCTGCCGAGATCGACAAGGCAAAAAGGATGAGGAAGAAGATCCGGTATTTCACGGATGACCTGCAGGAGAAGGAGGGAATGGTTTGATGAAGATAGCGTATGGCAATTCCCGCATGGAGAAGAAGTGGAAGAACAACGATATCTCCTGGGATGATTTCTGCAAAAGGGTCAGCACCACGCAGACCACTACGGAAACGGTCGAGGAATACAGGAAGATGACGAAGCCGCAGCAGGACAGCATCAAGGATGTGGGCGGTTTTGTCGGCGGTCACTTAAGGGGCGGCAGGAGAAAGACCGGAACGGTGCTTTGCCGTTCTATGCTGACGCTGGATATGGATCACGGTACGCCGGATGTCCTGGATGAACTGTCTATGTTCAATTCCCATGAGATGTGCATTTATTCCACGCACAAGCATACCCCGGAGGCTCCGAGGCTCAGGCTGATCATGCCGCTGAAAAGGGATGTTTCCGAAGATGAGTATCCGGCTCTTGCGAGGAAGGTGGCGCAGGAGATCGGCATGGATATGTTTGACGATACCACCTATCAGCCGCACAGGCTCATGTACTGGCCTTCCACTTCAAGCAATGGCGAGTATGTCTATAAGGTCATGGACGGTGATGTCCTGGATCCGGATTACTATCTGGGTCTTTATGACGACTGGCATGACGCTTCCACATGGCCGGTATCGTCCAGGGAGTCGGAGGCAGTACAGAGATCGGCAAAGCAGCAGGCGGATCCCCTGACAAAGACAGGAGTGGTCGGCGCGTTCTGCCGGACATATTCGATCAGGGAAGCGATAGAGAAGTTCCTGCCGGATGTGTATGAGCCGTCAGCGATGGAAGGAAGGTATGACTATATCCCGGCTGACAGTTCCGCGGGCGTGACCATCATCGATGAGAAGTTTTCCTACAGTTTCCACGCAACGGATCCGGCCTGCGGGCAGTTGCTGAACGCATTTGACGTGGTGAGGGTCCATAAGTTCCCGGATGATGATCCGAAGAAGTCCTTCAATGCTATGGCGGAGTTTGCCGTGTCGGATGAACAGGTGAAGCTCCGCATCTTTGAAGAGAAGCAGCAGGCAGCGGCGGAGGAATTTGACGAAGAGGATCCGGATGGCTGGAAGAAGCAGCTGCAGTATGAGAAGCGGAGCATGGAACTGAAGAATAACCTCCACAATATCACGCTGATCATGCAGAACGATGAGAACCTGAAAGGCATTGTGTTCAATCAGCTGGCGGATGGAATGGAGATCAAGGGGAAGGTTCCGTGGTCGCATCCGGCGAAGTTCTGGCGGGATGCTGATGACGCACAGCTGATCTGTTATGTGGATGCGGCTTATGGGACATTTTCTGCCAGAAATTATGATATTGCGGTTGCGAAGGTCGTGGATGACCGGTCCTATCATCCGATCAGGGAGTTTTTCGAGTCCCTGCCGGAGTGGGACGGGATTGAGAGGGTGGATACGCTGCTCATCGATTATCTGGGAGCGGAGGATTCGCCTTATGTCAGGGCGGTCACGAGGAAGGAACTGTGCGCTGCTTATGTCCGTGTGCATAAGCCGGGAGTGAAGTTTGACACCATGATCGTCTTAAACGGAGATCAGGGGATAGGGAAAAGTACGCTGATCGCTAAGCTTGGCGGCGAGTGGTATTCCGACAGCCTGAACCTTTCGGATATGAACGACAAGACGGCGGCGGAGAAACTGCAGGGTTACTGGATCATGGAGATCGGCGAACTTGCCGGCATGAAGAAGGCGGATCTGGACAAGGTGAAGGCATTCATCTCCAGACAGGATGACAAGTACAGGGCGAGTTTCGGGCGGAGGGTGACTCCGCATCCGAGGCAGTGCGTGTTCTTTGGCACCACCAACAGCCAGAACGGGTATCTGAGGGACATTACCGGCAACAGGCGTTACTGGAATGTGAAGGTGCCGGGGAATGGAAAGCACAAGCCCTGGGAACTGGATGAGGATACCGTGAAGCAGATATGGGCGGAAACGGTCGTGTATGCCAAAGCCGGGGAGAAGCTGTATCTTCCGCCGGAGTTAGAGGACTATGCCAAGGAAGAGCAGCGGGCGGCGATGGAGCGTGATGACCGGGAAGGCCTGGTGCAGGAATATCTGGATATGATGCTTCCGGACAACTGGGATTCGATGGATGTCTATAAGCGTAAGGAATATGTGCGTGACGCGGATGATCCGATGCGTCCGATAGGCAGTGTCCGCAGGATGGAAGTATCCAACATGGAGATCTGGTGTGAATGCTTCGGAAAGCCAAAAGAGGATATGAAACCTTCGGACAGTTATGCCTTGTCAGCCATTATGGAAAGAATGGACGGCTGGAGCAAGACCGGGAAGGCGAGGGTGCTTCCCATCTACGGCAAGCAGAGGATATACAGGCGTGATGAGTAAATGTGGAACAGACCATGGGAACGGAACAGAATCTTGTTCCGTTCCTAACGGGTTGTTCCGGGAAAAAGCCTTATTACAAGGGCGGTTTGGAAGGGAAATGGAACAGGATAACAAGATTTTCTTAATAGAACAAATAAATGGTGTTTTTGAAAGAAATCAGGTGCGCGTAACGCACATATATACGCGCGTAAAGGATTTTCTGTGCCGTTGTTCCATGACGGAGGACATATGAGAGAAAAAACAGTAGAGCAGAAACTTGTGAGGGCGGTGAAAGCGGCAGGCGGTATCTGTCCGAAATGGGTAGCGCCGGGATTCGATGGGATGCCGGACAGGATCGTGCTTTTACCGAGTGGGAGGATGGGATTTGTGGAAGTAAAGGCTCCGGGGAAGAAGGCGAGGTCATTGCAAAGGTCAAGGCATGAGCTGCTGAGGTCTTTGGGGTTCAGAGTGTATGTGCTGGACAACCCGGAGCAGATTGGAGGGATCATTGATGAGATACGAACCACATGATTACCAGGTCTATGCCGCGGAGTATATCAAGCAGCATGATGTGGCAGCGGTGTTATTGGAATGCGGACTTGGGAAGACTTCCATCACGCTGACAGCGATAAATGACCTGATGTTTGACAGCTTCGAGATCCATAAGGTGCTTGTGATAGCGCCGATCAGGGTAGCGAAGATGAGCTGGCCGGATGAAATCGAGAAATGGGACCATATTTCCGACCTGAGATACAGTGTGGCGGTCGGTACCGAGGCTGAGAGGATAAAAGCGCTGGAAACGCCGGCAGACATTTATCTGATCAACAGGGAGAATGTGCAGTGGCTTGTAGAAAAAAGCGGCCTGCCGTTTGACTACGATATGGTGGTCGTGGATGAGCTGTCATCTTTCAAGAACTGGCAGGCGAAGAGGTTTAAGGCACTGATGAAGGTAAGACCGAGGGTGAAAAGGGTCGTGGGGCTGACCGGAACACCTTCTTCTAACGGGCTTATGGATCTGTTTGCAGAATATAAGATCCTGGACATGGGGCAGCGGCTTGGAAGGTTTATCGGGCAGTACAGGAACGCCTATTTCAAGCCGGATAAGACGAACGGCCATATCGTGTACAGCTATAAGCTTCTGCCGGGAGCGGAGGAAGCCATTTATGACAGGATCTCCGATATTACGATCTCCATGAAGTCGGCTGACCACATCAAAATGCCGGAACTGGTCAATTCGAGGTATATGGTGCGTCTGGATAAAAAAGAGTACCTGAAATATGTGCGGATGAGCCAGGATCTTCTGCTGAAGCTGCCGAAGGGAGAAGTGACAGCTGCGAACGCTGCGGCATTGTCCGGGAAGCTGACACAGATGGCGAACGGGGCAGTTTATTCCGATGATGGGGATTATGAGAAGATCCATGACCGGAAACTGGATGCCCTGGAAGATATTATCGAGTCAGCGAACGGAAAGCCGGTGCTTGTGGCGTACTGGTATCAGCATGATCTTGACCGTATACAGGAAAGGCTCACGGAACTGAAGATGGATTATGCCAGACTGGATAAAGAGCAGAATATCCGCAGGTGGAATGAAGGTAAAGTCCCTGTGGGTCTTATCCATCCGGCATCTGCAGGTCACGGCCTTAATTTGCAGAGCGGCGGCAATATCCTTGTATGGTTCGGGCTTACATGGAGCCTTGAACTGTATCAGCAGACGGTGGCTAGGCTATGGAGGCAGGGTCAGGAAAATACCGTGTCCGTGATCCATATCATAGCGGCAAAGACGATCGATGAGCGGATCATGAACGCACTGGAAACAAAAGACCATACGCAGTCGGCATTGATCGAAGCCGTGAAAGCGGAGGTAAGTGCCTATGGCGGGAAATAAAAATCTGGCGGAGGATCCGTATGAGCGATTGGCGAATGCCATTATCCTTCAGGCTGTTTCCGATTACAGGACAGCTTTGAAGAAGATCAAGGCTCATCCGAAGAACCGGCAGGCAATAGATGAGGCTTTGGAGATCGAGAGGTTTTTCCGTTCCGGCTGGTATCAGCAGCTTACATCCGTGGACGGGGAGTATTTGATCCGAAGGCTTCAGGACGAAGTAAGAAAATCAGAGTCAATCAGAGTCAAAAGATGCCAATCCGAGGGAAACAAAATTACTCTATCGGAGGTAGCTTATGAACAAAAAACAGAACGCCGCAAAGAAGTATCTTTCCCAGGCTTTCGGACTGAACCAGAGGATTGAGAGCAAAATCGATCAGATAGCGGTCTTGAATGATCTGGCCACCAAGGCAACGGTGACATATTCGGATATGCCGAAGAGCCCGAACAGGGATGGATCCAGAATGGAAGACGCCATTATCAAGATCATTGATCTGGAATCCGAAATCAATAAGGACATGATGAAGCTGGTGGAACTGAAGAAGGATATCATCCGCAGGGTCAAAGCTGTGGAGAGCGCGGAACTTCAGACGATACTGGAACTCAGATACCTGTCTTATATGAGATGGGAAGAGATCGCCATTGAACTTGGATACGGGATCGATAATGTCTATTACCTGCATAGAAAAGCTTTGGATGAAATTGAGATTCCGGAAACTTTACAGTAAATTCAAGTACATTCCAGTAAGCCTATGTGATAATGTTAAGATGGCAAAAGCGAAAGATGAGGAAGCCGTTGTGGAGGAATCTGCAGCGGCTTTTTCCGTGGAAGAAAGAAGGTGGACAGATGCCGAGAAAACCGAAGAAGCCGTGTGCTTATCCGGGCTGTCCCAACCTTACGGAAGGGAGATATTGTCCGGAGCACCAGACGAAGGTGAACAGTGAGTATGAGAAGTATGGGAGAGATCCTAGAACAAAGAAGCGTTACGGAAGAGCGTGGAAAAGGATCCGTGATAAGTATGTGCAGGAGCATCCGTTCTGTGAACTGTGCTTCCAGCGTGGAGTGATCGTTCCTGTGGAAGAGGTTCATCATAAGAAGCCGTTGAGTGAAGGTGGCACGCACGATAGGAGCAATCTGATCGCGCTGTGCAAGTCGTGTCATTCGCGCATACATGCAGAGAGGGGAGACCGATGGGGAAAGCACCCGGAGGGGGAGTGAAAATCCCCACGCGTATGTTTCCCAGGGAACGGCGCGGGGGTCACACGCACAAAAACAAGAAATCAAACGGGGTATTACCCCGGCAGGGAATTGAGGTGAAGGAAAATGGCCAAAGACGGGACTATGCGCGGCGGCGCAAGGGGCGGTTCCGG